CGGGGAACATGTAGCCTGTGTTCCCGTTTCTCGTGAAGATAATATCGTTGTCACTGGTTATCGTGATGCCGTTCACATCAAGGGTAACCGCGCCTGCCCCGGCAGTCACTTTGCCCGAGGTATTCAACACCACCTGATCGACGCCTGCTGATTGCCCTACTATTTCAGTAGGCGAAACATGCCAGCCCGAAAGCCCTACGTCTTTTGTGCCCGCACCTACCTGTATGTATCCGGCATCAAGAATTGTCTGCTGCACCTTGCCGTAAGTTGCCCCGTCATCAACGTCATCCAAGTCGCCTTCACATGTTGACAGGATAATATGCCCCGCGGAAATGTCAGTTTTGGCCACTAAACCGTATGTTGTGCCGATAGATACCTGGTCGAGCAGCACAAGGCCGTCGGCCGTAAGAGATGCGGTCTGTACCCTGCTAAACGTCGCCCCGTTGTCGATATCGTCTTGAGTTATAGCCGCCCAATTCGCCGCATTATAGGCTACTGTATTGGCTGTGGTGCATCGCTTTGTTGTTCCTGCGGCCGCCCACAAGTCGCCAACATCGTATGGAACTGTTGGCTGTGCTGTAAAAACCCGCCTCTTAGTGCTGGGGTTGTAGCCTGCCTGATAAGTCGCAGCGTCGGTGATTTTCAACCCGTTGGAGTCAAGGTGTGTATTGAGTACCCGGCCGTAAGTCGTGCCGTCCTGGATGTCGTCCTGGTCGAGCGTAGTCAAGTCTATCTGCTCTGCCTTTATGTTAGTGGCATACAGGTCGTCAGTGACCAAACGTGCAAAGTATGTCGGCGAGTCAGACGTGGTCTCCAGTTCGCTGAGCATATCTTCGGCGCTTCGCCCGGATTGCACCCAGCCGAAGCCGAAAGTGGTCTTCCACATATCCTCCGGCTTCTTGGCAAATATATTGTAGCGACGGCGAATCCAGCCGACGTTGCCTATTCGGGAATCGTTTTCCCGTGTGTCTGTAATCAGGTTGTAGTCGTACAGCTCAGACCCAACATTCATCGGGACATTACCATACCCTCCTGCGGACTGCAACTCCATTTGGGCGACCTTGGCAACAGCGATAGAACTTGCCTGGGCGCTGGAAGCCAGTCTCGCGTAGTATGGTTTGGTCACTGGAAGCAACGCATAGGAGGCAGAAGACGTGGCAGTGCCTGCGACTTGCGGTGAATCATCCGGTTGTGATGCGACGATTATGCGATTCGGCAAGACAAGCGACTGCCTGTATGCCTTGGCGAAGAATGTATGATCGCCGGAAGCCAGAGAGTAAGCATAGTAGTCGGCGATGTGCAATCCGCATTCGAAGACACGGCATTGACCTACAATGTTGCCGCCAGTATAGGTGAAGCGCATCCGCACGGACGTTATAGCCTTGCTGGCGCCGACGTCGAATTCCTGGTATTCGCCCTCAGTGAATGTGCCGTTATGTATGCTGTGCCAGCCGCCATCATAATATACGTCCAATTCCAGAATGCGGGTTGTTTCAGCGGGTGTGGTGCCTATCTCTCCCCATACCCTTACCTTGTCGCAGAATAATCCGGCATGGGTCAGCACCAGGTAATCGGATGGAATCCCTCGGGCTGTTGCACGATAAGACATAGTGGCGGTATCGCCATCATAGGCGTTGGCGGTGTTTGTCCATATGCCGCCTGATTCCCCGGTCGGCGATATCCATTCGCTGGCGATAGAAGACACCAGGACTTTCACATGGATGTAGCCGTCTGCTCTGACCATCCACTGGCAACCCGTCATGCGTATAAGCCGGTTCAACACAGCCAGTCGCGATTCGGTACGGTATATCTTGAATGAATCCTTGGGAGTAAAAGAGTCTATCAGGGAGTCCTCAATATCCCAAGCAACGGTATAGGCAGTGCATCCGGCAAACGGGTTGTCTGTGCTGGCGCATTCCCACGTTACTGTATTGTCCGCTACAGTATTCCCGATAGTGGTCGGCCATGTTGGCTCCGTGGCGGCATGAGATGTCCCGGCAACAGTGCATTTGTAGGCATAACCGTTGGCGGTTGTCTTCCTCACCCAATCCCCGACAGCATAGGCAGTATTGGCCAGCCATTGCTTGTGCGGTGATGTAGCCCCGGCCACAGCAGTAAACAGCGTCTTTACAGTCAAATCGTTGGACGTTGACGGCATGAAATAATCCAGCGCTTTGTCCATTGCGAGCAGGTCGGGAATGCCGATACATGTCAACTCGCAGGCAAGCCCCCCCGGTGTGGAAATAAGCTCCTGATTCTTTACCCACAACGGCGCACAGGCAGAATACTCATCACCGGCGCTTGTGGTCAGGCCGTAGGACAGGACTATCTTATAGCCCTTGTAGTCCAGCGGCGTAAGAGTCTTGTCGGCATTGTCCAATACGACGGTTGCCTTATTGGAATAGGGGTACTCCTCATGCTCAATGCTGGTAATCCGAGTCTTGGTATAGCTGGCGGTATTCGCGCCCTGGGATAGTTCCGCCTTGACCAGAGGAGTTATCCTGCCTGACTTCTGTGTGGCGGTCAGCGTTGTAGATAGCGTTCTCATCGTTTATTCCGTGGTGTAGAGATGTTTTACTTTGGGCTTCGTCTCGGATTCAAGCTTGCGTATGACATTCCCCAACTTGCGTTCGCCCCAAGTCATTATGTTGCTCCATGCATTCGGAGCGCCGATAACAACGGAATTGATGAACTTTGGAGACTTGTTGACTGCCAGTCGTGCGGCAGCCAGGTCGGCAAAGATATCTTCATCCTTCGGACTGAGCGATGTCATGCGGAAGTTTACAGTGTGAGTGGTAGCTGCGACCGGTGCTTCCAGCGGTGGGTAGAATGTAATCGCTGCTGTATTGGCGGCAATCGTGGCGCTGGCGGCGACAACATATGTGCTTCTATGATACTGAATGGTAAATTCCTCCCCCACCTTAATTGTTCCGGCAGTTTGCAACGAGCTGGCGGCGAGCGTTGTGGCCCCAGCGGCTACCGTTGCAGCCACATTCCCTGCCCAATCCGTAAGCTGGGAGAGGACATGAGGCTTGTTGAATCGGACTATCACATCTACATTGGGCAACGTTGTAATCGTCGACCCGGCATTGCTGTCTTCAACGCTGTCAACAGCCACTTCCAGTATGTTGTCTACAATCGTGAAGTTGCGTCGCTCGCCTTCGGGATACTCGACAGAATCGACCTCGTAGTTTTCCGGCATCCCACTAAGGTTGACCTGCCTCTCGTTCCAGCACTGCTTATTGTAGATGCGGTAGTTCTCATTGACCACAAAGATGTCCCGCGTCAACCCCACTTGCGCCGTGCTGGCTACCGAGGATATGACCGCCCATGTGTTATCGGTGGTATTACGCACCACCTTTTCATTGGCTGCGTCGGTAGTTAAGAATTGGCCCTTGTTGGTGTCTGTAAGAGCACTGGCAGCGGTTGCCGAGGCTGTACCGTACCTTGACTCGATTTGAAGCACCACAGGCACCAGATGCGACTTGTAGTGTGAAAACTCTTTGAGGCATTCTTCAATTTGGTAATCAACTTCGGCTACAGAATAATCAGCGGTGCCGCTGCTCTGCAACTTGGTGACTACCAGTGTGGTCATAGCAGCATATGATCGGCTCATGGCCTACCTCTTTTTCTTGGGAGCCCAGCCCTGTTTTCTCATTGTGCCGTACACATAAGCATCGGCACGTTTGCCGGTAAGTCCCTTCTTCTTGGCTTCGGCCTTCAATTCGCGTTCCATCTTCTTAGGCATGGCTATTTGTCCAGTGCCGCTTGCAGAACCAAGTCTGCTACGGGTGCGGCTAGTGTTGCTTCTCTGTCCGCCACCAATGCCTTCACCGCTGCGGCCACGCCATCAGCATCGGGCATAACCATCTTGCCTTTGACCATGACGGGGCCGAAGGTGAATATCTCTTTGCTCCCGTTGCTGAAAGTCACAGTGACGTTCCTATCCAGCCCCCTGCTGGAAGCCTTGAATGTTAGCATAGCATCCTCCTATACGACGTAATTGGCCGACAGAGAGTAGGTGATGGGGTCGGAATCGGCATTGGTTACGGTGATGCGCCACAGCCTCGGCACTATATGGCTGGCGGATACATTGGCGGCTGCCGTTATGCCAGGATAGACCGTCAGCGTGGTCAGGCCTGTGGCGGCGATTGCCGCGCTTTCCAGTATGGTGAAGTACGAGGTCGAGGCGGTGTCCTTCCCCTCTATCTTGGCCGTGACGGATGGTGTATCGGTTATCGCCGTTACTCTGACGTTCACCATAACACCGCGTGCGTTGTAATTGGTCTGGTCGGCAGATGACGTGCTGGCGGTCCGCGCCGCCGAAGCCAGCACAGTGACCTCGTGGTTGTTGCGCTGCCTGTCCCAGTTCGTCCCGTTGAACAGGTACGGGAAAGGCATGACACACAGTTTATGGTAGGCTGCATCGAGTGACTTCGCATCTGCGAGTGCCTGGTCTGTTTTGATGGGCAAGCACTGATTTGTTGTCCCCTTACCAGCTACCTGCGAGAGCGTCACCAACCCCTTGCTATCGGACGTGAGATTGCTGTCCAGGTCGGCTGTCAACAGTCTATCCCATGTCGTGCCATTGAAGCCATACAGCCGTGCCAGCACCTTCAGCACGTTGCTGGTGACGGCGGCCACGGAGTCGGCATTGTCGCCGTCCTTGCCAAGGTCGGTTTGCACATTCCCGCTCGTATCTATCGCTATCGGGTACACGTGACCGTCTGAGGCTTTTCCGTACGACACGCGTCCGGTCAATAACGCCAAATCTTTAGCACCTGCTGTGGTCATGGTATGGTACCTCCTAGGCTATCTGCCCAAGATTATTTCTTACCCTGTCGCCAGACTCTTTTATCGCCTGGCGTATTGTCTTTGCTCTTTGTCCCGGCTTTGCTCTGAGCGCCATGTTCGTATAATCGATTATCCTGGCATGATTCTCGTCGTGAGCCCCTTGTCTTTTCTTGCTCTTGACCCTCGCTCGCTCTTTTTCTACCGCCAGACCTGCAACATCATCTACTTCAGCCTGCTCCAGAGCGCCGTCAGATGGGATAAAAATATCCAACCCGCCCGTCTCGGATGATGGTATGACTTTACCGGGCGAGCCAGACCCATAACGTAGCCTCGGGGTATTGATTACCCTGATTGACGGGGCTGTAAACACCCTGACGGATTCCTCGCCGCATTCAGGGCAAAAAGCCACGCTGCCTGCATCAGCCATACGCCGAAAGTCCTCATGCACTCCATGGACGTCACACATGAACATATATGCCGGCATGTCAGGCCGCCTTCGCTTCTTCGGCGACAGCCTCAATGACATCGGCGGATGCCTGTGTATCACCGGCCGGCTTAAGCGGCACAACCTGCTGATTGGCGAGTATGGCGTCAGCCTTCGGCCTGAGCATCCAACTGTTCCTCAAAGCATCTATTTCAAGCTGGTACTGTTCAGGGTTTACGCCTATTTCCTTCATGGCGCTGCCCACCATATGGCCTGCATCAGACTGAGCCTCTTTAAGCAGTTGGTTCAACACCTGTATGCGCGTCACCACGTCCCTGAGTTTGTCCTTCGTTTCGTAGGAAAGCACTGTTGATACGTCCATTTTCGCTCCTTCTATTACTTGCTTCATCATGCCCCATCTCTTGTAGAACGTTTGTGCGTTCTGCTGATTCATCACGTGAGCATCAATACTGTTGCTCCCCCTGGTGGCCCTTGGGTAATGTATACCCACACCCTGTCCGCAATAGAGAATCTTCCATCCCTTTGCCTTCAGGCAGAAGTTGTTGTCGATGTCGTCCCAACCGACATGCCCGTTGAAAACGCCTTCCTCAAGATTGCCTTCGAGAGCTGCTACGCGATGCAAGGCAAAGGCCCACTGCACCGCTACAGCCTCTCTTATCTCGTTGCAACGGTATCCGGCAAAGTCTCTGGCCGTATCCGTCGGGACATGCCCGTTAAAGGCAATCCCCGCACTTTCAATCAGACCCCAGGGGAACAGGCATTTGAAGCCGATGCTTCCGACTTTCGGGTCTTGATTCATAATCTTTAACGCCGCGAGTTCCCATTGCGGCTCGACAGTAACTGAGTTCATTACCGTAGCCATGTAGGGTGTGCGGCATTGCCGCAATGCAAGGTTGAAAAAGGTGTTTCCGTCCTTGAACGGAATGAGGGACTTGCAGTATGTGAGATTAGGGCGGTCTTGCTGCAAACTACGAATCCACTGCTCGGTCAGCCCGTAGTCGTCCCGCGGCGAATCGTCGCAGACGATCAAATGAAACTTCGTCACAGTGAACGAATAGATGGAGTTGATGCATTGCATGGTCAGATTCAGCTTGCCATGCGCAGGAACCATGATGTCAACTACAGCATTGTCAATGGTTGCGGGGTAGATGTCGGCATTGTATCGCTCATCATGTATTGGGTGAGGGGATGCCCCGGCTTTCACCGGGGCTTCCATCTGATTCATTTGTCATCTCTCCTTCTTGTTATTTGGGCAACCGGATTCCGTTGCCACTGCACTTCAGGTTACGGTAGCTCCAGGAAGCCCTGGAAGTATTCCGTCGACGCGGCAGGAGCCTCAATAGTGGTGCCCCATGCCTCGGCTACAGGCGCTATCGTGGTGTCGGCCGGTATCGGGTTGTGTGCCTGGAAGCCCGCTACTGTCGTAGCACAGGCGAATTTACGGCCTGTGACTGCCACTGTTCCGGCGGATAGCAATGTTGCTACTCCACGCCTCTGCAGCCAGCAATAGTAGCCTGCTGTTACAGCAACGGCCGGGACGCCTGCGGGTATTCCGACAGACGCCGTGGCGGCAGCCCTGTTCAAAACGTGGTACCAGGGGCTTTCCTTGATGATGCACTCGGACGACCCTGACACAAGAGCAACCTTTATCGGGTCGGTCGGCTCAAGTGTTATTGTGGCGGTCGATGCGGCGGCGGCGGTTCCACTGTTCTTGATTTTATAGGTATAGCCTTCGCCTTCCGCGTCATCAATGCTGAGGAAGCCTCCTGCATACTGGTCCGCAACGGTACATATCGTTGTGGCAGGCATGGTCAGGACTACCGTAGTTGCGCCAATCGCAGCGTCAGCCCCGGCGACCACATTGACGATGGTTCCCGCCCTGGCCTTCCCTACAATAGGCGCGCCAACTGCCAGTGCTGCGGCAGTGTTGGCTTTGGCGTGAATAAACTCTCTGCCATCCGGCAGGACCATCCTGACGCCAAGCTCATTGGCTATCAGGGTTGAAGAGGTTTTCTTTTCATCTCCGTATTTTCCGTAGACGATGTTTGGGAAACTCATTTCGAGCCCTCCTTATTCCCATTATTTGATTTGCGTGATGCCCTCTTGCGTATGTGTTTCTCGGGAGACACCGCTTGGACTATACTGGATTTCGCGGATTCCAGTTCTGCTTTCAAACGGGCAACTTCTGAAAGCAATGCGTCCTTCTCTTCATCTGGCGCCACTTGGATGGTGGATTCGTCAATAGATGGAGGATTCAGTCTGAAACCCTTCGAGAAGTAGATGTTTCTATTCACAGGATCGGCAGGCAACGGCATGGTCTGTACCCATTCCATCACCCCGTCAGGATTGATATGCGGCCTCCAGTAAATCACCTGGTATCTCCTCTTCGGATTGGCTAACTCTTCGATAGCCCCTACCGGACTTTGTCCTATGGTTGCCATGTTATCCTTTTCCCTTTCATATTGACGAATATCATCCTTGGTCGCCATACGTCACTAGCTGGTTGGAGCAGTTGCGTTAAAGAGCATTGCGCGGCCATAAGTGCCGTCCTCTTCAACCATGCTGTAATCAGCCACAATGCCGATTTCCCAGCCTCTCAGTGATTTATCCTCTTCCACCCAGTTCTCCGGTTCCCAGCCGACAAGGAAGATGAACGCCTCGGGGGCGAACAACGCTCCGTAGCAGGCCGACCCGGAAGTGATGTTGCCGTCAGCGAAACAGTTGACGCCGTACAGCTTTTCCTGGCCTCGCCAGAATTCCCTAAGCAGGGGCAAGGACAGACCGTCAGGAAATGCGAGAGTTGCCGATGGTACGGTCAACTGGTCGAGCAACGGGTTTATCGCATACGGGTGATGTACAAACACGTATGGCTTGGGAACTGGCTCCGACTGGCCTTCGCACTGAGAGATGCCTGCAGCCAGGAACCCCATTGTGAGACTGGATGACGCTGCGCCCACGCTGGAATCAAGACCCGAGAAGAGCGATACGCCGTCAGTGTCTATCTTACGGCCCATCATATTCCCGATTATCTTGCCTGCGGCAACATAAGCGTCCTCTTTGAGCTGGTTCCTCAGCTTCTTAGTGACGATCACCTTGCACCCGGCCTCATCCGTGGTGTGCGTGGTGCCGGTTATGGTTATCGCCGTCTCCTGGGTCATGTCAACGCCGTCAGTCAAATCCGATGCGGCGCCACCGGAAGCAAACTTGGGAATGTACTTCGATTTCTCGCCCGGTTCAAGAACCATTTTGGTAAACAGGTTTGTGCAGACGGCAACTCGTTCGTAGGTGTATCTGGCCTTTGCCACCATTGCAATCTGGCCATTAGCCAGGTCGCTCGCTACAGTAGGCATTTTCTACTCCTTTTCAGGGCTTTTCGCCGATAGCCGCTAATTGCTTAGCGTACTCCTCGTTGCCGATTTTCCCTGAAACAAAATTCGCCATGATTTGATATTTGTTCACGGGGGAACCGCCTCTTGTGCGATTGGAGTCTGGCCGCAAATCAGGAACCACCGACACAGATACCTTGGGTAATGCCTTGGCGATTTCCTGAATCGCCTCGGGGGTTCCCGTTGTATGTTTTGCCAGGGCTTCCAGCGTTGCTGCATCAACACCATGTTCAGATGCTATTGACTGCAACTGCTGTTTTTTCGTCATTTCCTTGTCTTTGGCGTCATATTCCGCAATCTTGGCCTGAGCTGCTTCCAACTCTGCCTTTAATCTGTCATGTTCCTTGCGGATTCTACCCGCCTCGGCCAGGGCATCGCTCCGTTCTTTTTTCGCACTGGCATCCTGCGAAGTTCCCGCTGCTGCCGCCGAAGCAACGTCCTGTTGGTTCTCAGTATTAGAAGCAACAGTCGATTGGTCCGTCTGCGTCTGCGTTCCGTCCTGTTTTGCCATTTGGCTCCTTTCCCTTTTTTCAGTAAACATAAGGCCCGTCTCGAAGGTTATCCCTTCTCAAACGGGCCTTGCATAGCCTGTGTGGGCGCTGACCGCACCTGTTATTCAGTTATGTGACTTATACCACTTTTTTGTTGCTTTGTCAACAGCGCGGCGATTTGCAGGACGACAAAATGGCGTCTGCCATGCCTTGTGTCATATATGATAATCTGCCCGTCTCGTATCTCGGCAAGCTTTTCCTTGCCGCAGCATTGACAATAGATGGTCGATGCGACTATGTCCGCCATGCCAGCATTTCCTTTACATGGTCCACCGCCTGATTACCCCACTTATTCTGAATCATGGAGAGATATGCCGGATTGGTGAAGTAGTCGTTGAACGCCTGCTTGCGGAATTCACTTCTGTACTTATGCTGGTCATAGGCGCTCCATTCTCGCACTGGCTCTATATCGTCAAACCACTTGCTTCCCGGATACGGCTTGGCATCGTAGAAGTTGACGAACTCGAACAGGTTTGCCTTGGCAAATTCCAGGCTGGCCGTGTCATCGTCCGCGGTCATTCCTGGCAACCCGAAAAGAAAGTTGCCCATGATGCTGATCCCAGCTTCGCGTGTCATACGAATAACATCTTCTGTGCGAGTTGTAAACTTGGAATCTCTCACGCTCTCGAAGCCATAGGCCAACCAGTTGATCCCCGCCGCCTTCATGCCGCGCAGCATCCTTTCTGTAACCGTGTCCAGCCGGGCATAGGCCCAAATGTTCAAGCCGGGGAACCGTCTCAACGCCTTGCATATCTGTAATACCCGGTCTTCATGCAAGGCAAACAACTCGTCCCATATCTTGATATTCCTGACGCCGTACTTTTCAGTGAGCATTCCGACCTCAGTGACGATATCACCGACAGGACGCAGACGCACCTTTCTGTCAGGGTACAGAGTATGAATGTTGCAGTAGTAGCAATCGTAAGGACATCCCAGGGACGTATAGATGCTCGCATACGGCCAACGCTTTGAACCGTCAAGGCAATGCCAGTTGTGAGCCTTGTATTTCGACATAGGCAACTTGCGCCATGGCATTGACGGCGTGCCTTCAAAGGGAGTCTGGACAACAGGATAGCGCGAGCCTGCCGCTATCGGATGAATCCCTGTCATGGAAACATTCAGGCCCATAAGCCTGTCGGCCAATGCTTCAGCCACAGGCATCTTCGGCGTGGAAGATACCGAGGGATTGTTCCCCATGACCACCAGCAATATGTCCTTCTGACCAGTGCGCCTGATGGCCTGCTCCGTCTGCTCCAGCGTGAGATTATGCGCCTCTGCATCCAGTATGGCAGCGTCATGGTATCCGGCAATGAGACCGGCCCACAACGGAGGCTCCACACTTGGCAACGGCCCCAGTAATCTGTTGTTTGGGTTAACAACAAGCATCCTTCATCTCCCGTGCCAGATTATGCAATGCGCTTAAAGCAAATTCCTGCTTGGCGGCAACGCCTTCACCTTTCAACGCCTTGCCATCCCACAGTATCGTTGCCATGCCTTTTGCTTTAGCCGCCTTGATTGCCTGGAGTACATTCTTTGAGGCGGTAGTAGTGAGGCCGATTAGCAAATCGCCCGGCTCTCCAAGCACCTCAACCTGGTGTGCAAAGACGTTTTCAAACCCGATGTCGTTGGCCAGAGCGGTCAACAGAGAAGTATTGGATGTCAACGCGATGCAGGGGATATACACGTCCTTATGAAACTTCCCCATGAGTTCAGCGGCGAAGTGTTCCGCTTCAGCAGCCAATCCGCCATTGCCGCAAATCAATACTTTAGTCACGGAAAAGAACCACGCTCCCTTCTGTTTCAAACTGGAATGGCACATATGTCAAGTCTGACAGGGCCGTCTTGACCGCCTCATGTACTGGCGGTTCGGCAAGGAAGAGTATAAAGCCGCCTCCGCCACCACCAAGCAGTTTTCCCCCGACAGCCCCCGCTTCAAGCGCCATATCGTAGATATTGTCTATTGCCGGAGTTGACACATAAGACGATAATGACCGCTTCATCTTCCACGATGCATCCAGCAACTCCCCAAAGTAAAGGTACTCTCTGTTTTTCAGCATCTTTATTCCTGTATCAACCATCCTTACCATGTCTTCCATGACGGATTGGTGATCCTTCATTTCAGTAAGTTGATGGGCGATGATATCACCGGACATTCGATACTGGTGTGTATCGAACAGCATCAGGTAATCCTCAAGCGGCTTTACCACCTCCGGGGGCAACTCGCTATCCCTGATGCCGTGTGGTGAAAACCTCAGATGCCGGAACCCGCCAAGGGAACATAAATACTGGTCCTGCGAGCCGACATTGCCGTTCATCTTGTCCTGTTCCCATGTAGTGGCCAACTTGGAGATTGTGACTTTATCAAGTTCGGTGCAAGCCCTCAGAAGCCCCACTGTGTAGGCAGAGGACGACCCCAGCCCTGACTTGGATGGCAAATCAAAGGTATGCCATGACTTCCCATCGTGCAACATCACATAGCAATACTTGTTTATCGAAGTGCCGAGTACGGCGCCATCATGGTACTTGAACCATTGCGGGTAATCAGTCCCGCCGCCCAAAAAGCTGACCCTGAGTGGCGTCCTGGTGAGTATCACGGAAAGCTCCTACACATGGAATCCCCCAGAATCGCTTCGCACTGCCGGTTGTACTCGGCGAAGGTGCATCTTGCACATTCCTTTTCAGGATTGATGCTCTTGACGATTTCCCTGTGACGGTCGCTGCCCCAGCCTTTGATACCGTCGTATGCGTCACCAATACAGAACCGTTCCTCTAAACGGTGGTCGACGCAGACGTACATCTTTTTGTCGGTGCATATCTGCGCCAGTATAGGGCTGGCCAAACACCTGAACTCATTTCGCTGTACGTGGAAGTTCCGGTCGTATTTGTGCTGCACGGTATAAACATGGAAGTCGGCTGTCTCCATTTCGTGGCATTGGGCGAAAACGTCCTGCACCTTCGCTACGTCCAGACTGAGCGCCTGCCCCGCCTTGAAATCCTTACGTTCAAGGTCAACCGGCCTGACATGAAAGTCCTGCACACCCAACTGTTTGGCGACCTGACACGTCTGGACGATGTTGTCAATCGTCTCCGGCAACACCAAGACCTTAACGCAGATATCCGTCTTCGTCCTGTGGTTAGCCAGATATGAGATATTCTTCAGCACCCTGTAGCAGTCATCCGTGCCCCTGACCTTGCGGTATACATCGGGGTCTGCCGAGTCCAATGATATGCCTATCCAACGTGCCAACAGCAATTCATCCATCAACGACTCACTAAGGGCTACGCCATTGGTGATGATGCCGCACTCCATGCCAAGGTCTGTGCCTATCTTTGTCATGCCGGGCAACCGAATATTCAGTGTAGATTCACCGCCACCACCCCAGCACCAGGCCTTGACTCCCCACTGGCTCAGGTCACACAGTATGTCAATGAGATAATCCCTGCCCCAACGTTGAATCTTCACTGGATGTTCTCTCAAATACCGTTGCGAGTTGCAGTAGTAACAGCGATTGTTGCAGGCGCTTATCGGGTCAAGGGACGCTTCGATTGGCGGCGGCAGTTCGTTCTTGCCGTCCATCCATCCAAGTATTTTCTTGTAATGCTCGAAATATGTCAGCCCCTTTGCGCTGTTGAATGAATTGTATTTGAAGGTATTACGCCATTCCATACTTGTCTCCGTATTCAACGATTACCGCACTCCTTTCAATCTCGTATGCTCCCTTGATTTCATCAGTGTGTTCCAGCGAAATAACATCCACATTCCACAGCAGCAGACGCAGAGCATTGATATAATCCCCGCAGTGTTGTGCGCCGGGATGAATAGGCTTTGTGGCCCCTACGCACGTTCTGATGAGGACTTTGCCGGGCATCTGGTACAATCCCTTGTCCAGATGGTTCACCAGTTGATTTATGGCGCAGAGAAGGAAGTCCATGCGTGGATAGATGGCAATTACCGTCTTGCCTGTCATGGCAAGGCCGATGCTCATACCCATCTGCATATCCTCAGCAACGGGAAGCTCGATGCGCTTCTCTATTGGCGCACCTTCCAGCGTCTTGAACAGAGCGTGACCGGGATACCTCACACCTTGCCCGATAAAGACGGTGTTGGGTTGTTGGCCCAGCCGCGTCATGGCGTCGGTGAGTTCGTCCAGATAGTTCAAAACGTCACCCACTTTCCAGAACCCTGATGCGGCCAACTTCTTTTGTACTCGTACCGGATTATCTTCGGACACCAGCCCCTGCTCCCCCATGCCTTCTGCGTCGGTGTGTTCACGCTGTACCCGTTGTCTTCAACGACGAAGGTTATCGGCAGGTCATGCCATTTGGCGTACTTCTGACATTCGTGGAATATCCCCGTCTCGGCGGCCATGTCGCCCACGAAGCACCATACCTTCCGTCCGGACATTGCAACACCCAGGGCAATGGGCAGTATGCCGCCTACGATTGCGGATGTATAGAATCTGTATTCAGGGAATTGCAGGCAGATGGAATTGCCTTTGAGGATTTCAGCCTTGACCTGCTCAGGTGGCACCCCATGAAGCACGGCATGAAAATGGCTGCGATGTGTGGAGAATACCCAATCGTTGGGTTTGATGAGTTGGAATATCTTGATAAGCTCGTCTTCATTGCCGCCATGGAGGTGTACGGGAGCCTTGATATGGCCCTGCTCAAAGAGGTTGGCCACCTCGCGCTCGAAGTCTATCAGCTCGTCTGCTGTCATCTTCCCCCTTTCGCCTTATTTATTATATCCTGTCCTGTCTGGTATGTCTTCTCAAATTCCTCGATTTTCATGCTGGCCGTACTGCGCACATGGACATGATCCAACGGCTTCAGTCCCTTGACCCTCATCAGCCATTCATCGAGGTCTGGATGCTCCTTCCGGTATGCCTCGCGCTGAAAACCACTGGTCGGCAGTTTCTGATAGATGGCGTATAACCTCTCGACCTCTTCTGATGGTATGGTATCGAAGTATGACATGGTTTTGCCCTGCTCGACCACGCTCCAGTCCTCTTTGAGTTCATGCTTCGCTCTCAATTCCTGGTAGAAGTCCTGATGCTCTTTGAGGTAGCGTTCATTGGCATAGCCCGAACCGTCCATTGTGTAGTAGTCAACATAACTCTTGATATACTTCTCCGGGAATAACTCGCCGTATGCCTTGCGCTCGTAGTATGCCTTCTGGAATGTTGGATTGTTATTCATAAAGGCTTCACGCTGCTCTGCGCGTTCTGTTTCAGTGCCCTGTATATTGTCGTACTGCCTGAACATTGCCTTGTACTGCTCGTAGATATCATCATACCGCTTGTCGGGTATTTTGTCTGGCTCAAGGTCCGCCCAGGGATTATCCTTCATGGCAACCTTTACGGCCGCATCGAAATCAGGGTTGTCTTTCCGATACCGCAACTTGTGATACCCGTAGTCAGGGAGCATATTGTATTCAACATAATTAGCAACCTGTGATTCTTCCAGTTCCAATTGTCTTGCGTCGCGCTCATAGCGTGCCCGCGCATAGTCTATGTTTGCCTCAAGATATTGCTTCCGAAGTTGAGCCTGTACCCGCGCGTCTGGATTCTTGATGTTATTATAAGCTTCATCTTCAACTCTCCATTCAGCGTTGATGCGCAGCACTCCTTCATTCTGCTCTGTAACGTCAGCCCACTTGAAGGTTCCTTCATCTGCGGCCCATCGCTGAAGCTTTGGATTGTCCACACGGAACAGTCTGGCTTCAGACGAACCTGACCCGTACTGGTCAACGACCTTTCCGTACTGCACATACAGATTGGCTATATCGTCAGAGCCGTCGTACTGATAGACCTCGCGGCGGCGGCGGGCATCATTGTATTCGGGATTCTCGGCAAGGATGGTATCCCGCGCATCCGCCCTGGCCTTATCGTCCTCAATGTATGCATCGGAGAATCTGTCGCCAAGGTCGGCATACTGCGTATCGAGGTCGCGGTACTGTGCATTAATTCGCAACACCGGCACGTTCCAGCCTTCCCGGTCGCCTGTCAGCAGTTCTACATCTTTAGAAGTCGCCCATTCCCATACGTCAGGATGGTCGATCAGCCACAGTTTGGCTTCAGAGCTGCCTGCGCCATATTCGTCAACAGTATGCTGGCGGTCAACCCATGCCTCGGCGATAACTTCATCAGCCCCTTTGCTGTAAGCCTCAATACGCTGCTGGTCGTCCCACCATTCAGGATTGTCCGTCCTGAATTGCTTGTATGCGTCCTTGCGGGCGTCTGCGTCGGCGATGTACAGGCTGGATGTCTTGTCGGCGTAACCGGCATACTGCTCGTTAAGGTCGCGGTTCTTCACCTGCAAGCGCAAGGCGTCTATGCTTTCGTCTCCCAGGCTGCTCCAATTGAATGTCTCACGGGCCTGCCCCCACTTATGTAAGTCTGGATTCTCTAGTAAATCCAGTCTGGCTTCCGCACTCCCGCCGCTATATTCGTCAACTATCTGCTTATGCTTGACGTACTTGTCGATAATGACTTCCGACGGAGCCCCCACAGATTTGAGAACGTCCTCATTGTCGGCAAGATTCAACATTTCGAGCCGCGCCCGCATATCTGCAAAGCCGGGCGTCACACTGTCGATTTCCCTGTATTCTTCTTGCCGTTTGGCCGGGTCTTTAATATACAAGCTGGACTTTTCATCCGCATACAAATCCCTGAGCCTGTATGCCTCGGCATAAACATCATGCGCCATCTTGTTCTGCTCAAGGAATGTTGACGGATACGGGACGGTTTCCGCGTCTTCATCCAACGCCTTGACGAGCGCATCGGTTGCCGTCCAAGTATCGTTCACGCCGGCAGCAGCCTTCGCCGCAGTGTCGTCTCTATTGGTCACTATGCCGCCAATAGTTTCAGGGTCAAGTCCTTGCTCTCGAATCAGAGTCAAGGCGAAGTTTGCCGCCTCGATGGTGGATACGGTATCAACCTGCCCGGTGATAAACAGTTGCGCGTCAACCTTTGGGTTCTGCTTCCTGTATTCAGCCCGGCTGAGGAGATACATTTCCTTTTCTTCATTTGTGGCCGCCGAGTTTAACAGCCCATGCCGTTCTATGTCGTTCGAAGGAATATCGTTGTATGCATCGAAGTCATTAGCCCATGTATACCGCAACTCATACGACTTATCAATGTCCTGTGCGCTGAGACCAATGAATTCTCCGGCGCTGCCCAAAAAGCGTTCGGGTCCTTTATCATTGAGAATCGGGTCTGTCCATGATGGCGTCAACCACGACCCGAATATATTCCCCCAGGTCAACGGCTCGCCCTCCCAATTCCGGGCCTGCTTGTTCATCATCATCTCGACGATATTCAACCCCGTACCGGTTACCGGAGAGGTCTTCCCCTGGAACTGCTGGAACCCGAGCCTGTCCAGCGTTGGCGTGCTATCGTCTTTGCCTGAGAGTGATATGTTTTCTCCGGTCAGAGCATATGTTGACGCATCGATAGCGGCCAGTAAACGCCTGATATCAGACATAATACCGCCCATGCGATATGTGTAGTTCCCGATTTGCACTTTACCCCAATTCCGGTCGAACGGGTTGAGGTTGACATCTTTGTCCTGTGCCTTGTTAATGCTCGTATATAGCGCCTGATTCATTGCAATGAGCGCTGCCAGTGATTTCGCGGCCTGCTTTGACGTGTAGCCGGCAGGATTGGTCACGATGTCATAGATAACGCCGATGTTGGCACGTGTGAAACGCGGGGCCATGAATATAAAGGCTGCTTCGACAGACTGCTGCCATTTCGGGATGCCCATGCCGCGTGATGACAGAACGCCAGTCATCTTGTTGCACATCTGCGCCCACTCATCAAGCGCCCCGGCCCGTTCTGCGGCCTTGTACCCGGCTTCATAAAGGTTGACCGCAGATTCAACGCGAGCGGTCGTAAACACATCGTCAGACCGGCCTAGCATATGCTTATTGATAAACTCTCCGACTTTACCGGCTTTACCCGGCAGCTTTGCAAACAGACGTTCTATCGGCGCTGCGCCTTCCGTATACTCTGCTGTTTCAACAAGTCCGCCACGCCGTATGAAATCGGCAACTATGTCGGACCTCCGCTCCAGGAATGCCGACAGGTGCAGCATGTCCTTGCTGGTGACAGTCCTGATTGCCCCGGCAACAGACTTTGCCCATACTGCTGTGGGTTTCATCATAACAAGGTTGGAAATATCATAGCCAAGCGTAAGCGCCTGCTGGATGGTAGCTGTTGAAAGGTCGAAGCCAAGGCGCAGCATACGCATAGCGGCGCCAACTTCACCAACAGCCTTTATTGCATTATCATAGTTCCCCGGCAGATATCCGAAGGCATTACGAATTTCATCAGCGAAAGCCTGGCCGGTTTTGCCTTCTTGCCCTACTATGACTCTGCTTCCAAGCCCAGGCGCGCCTATGACCTTGCCGTACTCTTCTGTCCCGTAGCTGCCCATTCGTTCGGCATACTTGTCTTTGACGGAGGTAGCCTTCCGTAATGCGCTGGTAGACTGCGCCTGTAATGCCTTGGCTTCATCGAGAACCGTTTTGAGCGCCGCCTTTTGGTCTGCGTTCAACCCGGCATAAAGGCTTTTGATTGCTTTCGCAGCAACGGCCTTATCCCTGACTGTCTGTCTTACCACAGTGGCGATATCAGAGACGGTAATAGTAGCTTTTGTTCCGAACGGCTTGAATGCCAGCTTTATGTCTGCCAGCAACTTCGACCGTTCCCCTATGGCAACGGCATCAGCACCGGTTATCTTTACAGCGGCAGTCACGTCACGCATGACCTGGTTTATAAAACGGATGCGCTGTTTCGGCAGTATTTTCGTCGCCTCATCCAGCCTGGCCGCCAACTCGGGAAAGTCTTTGCGGATAACAGATATCGCACCGCCGGGCAGCGATTCGCCGCGTGCCGCCCGCTGTATGTAGCTGACAACCTGTTTGATTCCCTTGGTGTCAGCCGCCATCTTCATATAGTCAATGCCAAGCTCGGCATTGGTAGCCTCAATAGGCGTAGTGGTCTTCACAAGGTCAACTATTGTTTCGGCCATGCGCTTCCGCTTCACAAGGTCGTATGAGTAGCGCACTTGCTTCGATAGCTCCTGGAACGGGTTGGGCTCATATGTGACGCCAGACTTCATGCCTTCAGCGACCGTGGCCCACGACCTTTTCGCGCTCAGGGTCGTTTTCTTGACCGCCACATCTGCGAGATTGGCGAATTGGTCCAGCAAGGCATTGACATCCGGTGTTGCGCGAGCGGCTCCTGACGCTACTGCTTCTGCGAATCTCGCTGCATAGGCATATGCGCTTTCATTAGTCCCACGGACGATATCCGGCGATACCCTTGCAATGTCACGTGCGAGCATATCAGCGGCCTGCTCTTTGATCTCAGTGACCACGCGGTGCAGGAAAGACCAGCCGGTTTCGCCTGTTTTAGCCTTTATCTGGCCGGGCAACGCTGTGCCCTTGTCAATCAGTATGCCTTCCCGACGAAGCATATCGCTTATCTGGTTTGATGTGTCGCGGATAGTCTCGACCAGCCCTCTCCTGGCGTCACCGGCAGCGCCTGTGCCGAAATCATACCACGGCGCATACTCAATCATGTCGTGGATCGACCTTGATTGAACGCCGCCGGGCAATGGACGTACCTGTCTTATGTCATCCGACAGTGCGTTGCCGATATCATCTATCTTGAAGTGCTTCCCCGCCTCAGCCATTACACGTTTGGCTTTTGATAGCAGCAGAATAACGCCCCCGTTTACCTGGTCGTCTATCATGCCTGAAACGGACTTCAGCACGGCAGGAGTATCACCGGCGACGGCAAGCGGATTTGCAAGCTTGCCTATCTTTGAGATGACAGGAAGCCTGGCAAGCTTTCCTTTTGCCCCTGTCAATACCTTGGCCCTGGCCCTGTCAACTAACTCGGTTGCAGTCGACAGCATGACGCCATTGAATTTCGTCGTCGGTAATGCTGCTCCTGCTGCTGGCGGAGGCTTTATCTCTCTAACAGCCTTCAAAGCGTCTGTTGCAGTCTCGACGTTTACCAGTGCGTCGGCATTGTTTGATATGGTGTCCAACTGCTTTAGCAGCACATCTCGCAGTCCCGCGTCTGGCGTCTGTTGACTTATATCATCTAATGCTTTTGCGGCCACACGAACAGCGTCAGCGTCCTGCACGGCGATTGCCACACGCAACGCATCCAAGGCTTCTGCCATCGTCTTGTTCTTTACGCCCGCCGTAATGGCAACCTTACCTACAGCCTCTCTGGCAGCGGCTTCAGCCGCCTCTTTGACTGCTGCCTTAGCGGCTTGCTTTGCGCCAAGCTTGACGAAGCCGACACCGGGCAGGAAGTTGGTCAGGTCTGTAGTGACCTCTATCAGTCCGCGTGTGCCGATTCTGCCGATAGCTGTATCAACGCCATAATCCGGTGCGGTTTCAACCCACGCCTCGCGGTAATTCGCAAGTGCATCTGCTCCCGTCTCGCGGCCTGCCCACACCATCTTCTCAGTCTCACTGGCTCCGGGGATAAGACTTTGTATGCCGTAAAGCACAGCACCGAGTATGCTTTCCTGCAGGCCGATGATATCCGCCAGGCCGTATTTGCCTTCATCTGGGTCGCCGTACTGCGCTTTGTAGGCATCGCCGACCTCCGCGTAATGAGCCTGTATATCAGCCCGTTCCTTAAAGGTCAACGGCAGCATATCAAGGCCCTGCTGAAAACCGGCGGCGCGGTTATCGCCATAATACGCCCAGCCCTTTTCCTTGAAATAATCCTTCTGGAAGCTGGAATATGTCGCCTGCTCGGTTTGCGGGGTTGCCTCGAAGAACGCTTTGACCTGCTCGTCTGTTATGCCGGGAGCCCACGCCCGCAGGAAAACCTCCGTATCCGGCGTTTTGCCGGTATCCTGTAAACGGCGTACAATCTCTTCACGGTTGTCTTTCGCCCATGTGTTGAAGTTCCCTGCCTGCACATCGGGGAATATACTCTGCAAGGCGGCTTGCAACTTCTGACGGCGGGCGTTTTCATCTTTCAGCCACGTCTGATACTGGCTCCTGTCGATAACCGGCTGGCCTGTCACCCCGAAACTTGCCTCTTGCTCGGCGATAGCCTCAAGGTCTTGCTGTGTGGCAAGTCTGTATTCCTGTGTCCCTTCGTCCCAAAAATAGCGTTCGTCTTGCTCCGGCGTCACCGCCTGCCGTGTTTCCGCAAACAAGATATCTTTCTGCTCCGGCGTTATGCCGGGGAATAAAGCGTTTATAATTCTCTCTGTGTCGTTATTGCGGCCGACATGGCGGAGATTACTAATGAAAGCTTCAGGAGAGCCCTGTGCGTAGGACAGCATATCGTCAAGAGACAGTCCGGGGAATATCCTTGCAACTGCGTTCAGGACATTCTGGTAGTCCGCCTGCGCCTGCATCATCTCGTAGTCCGACTGAGATTGCTGCAACTGCTCTTCGGTGTAAAAGCTGCTGCCTATCCACTGGCCGCGGCGTTCGACATCAGCGGCTTGCATTTCCTTTAACTGCTCGGCAGTGAAAAACTCGTTGTTTACGATGTCTCCGCCGCCCTGGATGAACTGCTCCTGTGTGGATAGCTGTAGCTGTTGCTCCTTGTCCGGCTCGACCCACATCTCCTGCAACTGCTCTATGGTATAAGTGCCGTCCGGTGTCTGAAATTCGCCCAGCTGGTAGCCCTGCTCACCCTTGACTATCCTCGCCTTCCAGCCTTCGGGCAACGGCACATTGAAGCCGTACTGCTCAAGCTGCGCCGCATCCATGAACTCCTGTTGCTCTTCCGCAACAGGTTGCAGCTCGGCTATAAGCTTCTCGGTATCCTCTTTGGTGTTTTTATACTTGCGCAACAGCTCAAAAGGGTCAGGCATCTTTCATCCCCTTTATCATATGTCGGATAACAAAGAACCCGCATATGATAATAACAGGCAGAAGCAGCAACTCAAACCACTTCTCATGGTACTGGTTTATAGTAACAACCACTTGATCGCCATTGACCCATGCCGCAAGGAACACCGTCCACAGCGCAATGGTCATTGCCCACATCATGGTTGTCACCCACAGGCAAAAATGCTTCACGATAAGGGCCTTACTCTTCTGCTCTGCACCTGCGAAGACTGCAACAATCTCTGTAATATCATCTGCCTGTTGGCAAGCGGCGTCGGAGTGAGATGCGCTTCCAACATTGCATGGTACTGCTTTTTGTCGAACGGCAACTTCTCAGTCATCTGCTTCTACTCCTTCGGTAAACTTACTGGCGGGAGCGGCGGATTGCTTATCGGCGCGCCTATTCCCCCCGTCTTGCCGCCTGCAGGCATCAACGGCACACCGGTGCCCTGTCCCGGCTGCTGCGTCACTGGCGGCTTCATATTCCCCTGCTTGACCTGGTCTAATGCCATTCCCATCTCCATTGCCATAATCTTCGCCTCCAACGCAGCCTCTTTGTCATTGTTCTCCTCGGCTTTGTCCAGCGCGGACGTGATTATCCGGTGCTTCAGCACATCCGGGAACACCATCTCCGCCATCTGTGAGTACCAGTCGCGCGCCATGCCGTCAGGGTCTTCTACCTGCAAGACAGTTGAATATATGTACTCCCTCGGATACCACTTGGCCGCTGCATCGGCAAGACTCATCCTGGCTATGTCTATCTTCGGCGACTTGACGAAATATTTGTAGCTGATGTCGTATTGACCCTGCAATTTGGTTGTCGGGAAAGACTCCTCATGGCCGGGCAAACCGATTTGTATCGCCCCACCTATTTTCAACGCCTGCTGTATCAGCATCTCCGCCATTGCCTTGTTCAGCATCTCTTTGGCCGCCAGACGCGGCATGTATATCATGTCTTTGTTCTCGCCGATGGTTATCAGCGCTACAGCGGAAAATGGCTGCTGCACCGTCCCGAGGTCGATATCGCTGTAGGACCCTTCCTGAAACGCCTTCTCCATGACCTGGTACATCATCTGCGCCGCTACTCTCGCCTCACCAAGATTTACAGGCTCAAGCTTTCCGCCCCCTACGCTTATCACGTCGCCCATCTCCGGCCTGTCAGGCGGCTCGTCCTGCGGCGATCCCTGCGGGTTCTGATACTGCAACGCCGCCTTGACCTGATTCATATTGAGTGTCTGTAATATGCTGACCAGCCTGTTCATCTCAGGCACAATATCTCGTATCATGAAGAAAATGGACTCGCCATCGTATTTGTGCCACTGCCTGTCCAGCAGCATCCTCCCGTATCCCAGTTGCACTACCTGCAACACTACCGGGCAAAAGCCGAATCCGTGTACCTGCTCGTATCTCTCTTTGCCGTCAACCCCCTTTATCCTGGCCTTTTCCCCATCTATCCATACCTCGTTTATCTCGTCATCCCATACATCCAGCACAGTGCATTCGTTGTTGACCGCCTTCGATGCAGCCTCTAATCCGTAGTCAGCTTCCACATCCGCTTTGTCGCGTATGGTCTCGTATGCCGCCCATTTTAACCCGTCTTCCCCATGCTCGTAATATACATACCTGGCGTCCCAGGGCATAATGTCGGATACTACCCGGCCTTTGTCCTGCCTCAATAGCACGCGCCTCGCATGCCTTCCACGTAAACATAGCTGCACGTCGGCAAAGGGATTCAATGTCGGTAGACCGCGCTTCCATAGCCGCCTGTCCGCCATCGCTACTGCCGCATCAAGAAAACTCTCAATGAGATGGGTGTCCACCTGCTTGTTGTTGCTTTCCACAACACATTGCTGCTTGGCATTACCCAATGACGATATGACATTCGCCGCATATACCGCGGGCCTGTTGAGTGTGACGTTGATTATTCCTGGCACCGACTTTCCACTGCTGTCTACCAGTTTGTATCGGTCGAGATGCAGTAAGTCGGCGTCTATCTGCATGCGCTTGTCCAACTCGGTCTGATTCTCCAGTATCTGACCGGTGGTCACACCCGTCTGCCCCTTCTGCTGTTTAACCAAATCATAGTAGTTGGACATATTATCCTCCGAAACGGTACGCAGCTTTTTTAATGCGTACCTGTGTCGATATCACTGTCTCCGGTGTGAAGTCCGAGAGTGATAACCCGTAACGGGCACACGCTGCCAAATGGAACCGCGCCTCACCGTCGATATCATTGGTGCGGTTACCCTCGTTGTCGTACTTCCACTGGCACGAGGCCAACTCTGCCAGGTAGTACACGCAGTCCTCGAACACATGCCAGCGACCCGACTCCATGACAGCCAGCACACGGTCAACCTGCGGCCGCAGGCCCACTATCGGCGGCTCTTTTATCGGCCAGCCGTGCTTCGTATAGCCCTGTCTGATTTCGTCTTCCTGGTGGGAACCACCGGCGCGGCCTTGGACCGTACGGCCTCTGGTGATATCAAGAAAGGCTTGAACATTTAGCGCTGTGGATTTGCCGGCGCCGGGCAGGTACTCCCGGAATACCACCAAATCCCCCTGTCTGAGTGTGCCCGGAGCGCCAGCAGGCAGTGGCAGTCGGACCCGAGCCCAGAACAACGCAGCCGGGTTGGCGGTGCCAAAGTCGTGACCTGACCACACCGGCCAGGTCAGGGGGATCTCAAACCTCGGAATCTTGCCTCTCGACTCGTCCCAGATGCCGTAAACGAGCCTGGACACAGCCAGTTCGTCGTCCTCGGCTAGAATCTCCTGTCGGTAGGCCGATCGGCTCATGTCACTCGTTGCCTCGGCTATGCCCTCGGTACTGAGGTACGGATTATCCAGACTCGTGAAATGAAATGTGGCCCACCGGCCTGATTCGTCAGCACGGGCGGCAGCGAACATTTTGGCTGCGTGCCGGGGGTCATGGGCTTTGGAGATACCCGCACTGCGGAGACTCGGCGGGGTGTAGATAAATACGGCGTCCCCGTTGTTGTCCATCAACATCGGAGCTCCGACAACCTCCCACGCATCCTCGTTACTCAACTGCCATTCGTCGAATATCAGGAGGTCAGCGTAATCACCACGAAGACTATCAGCGTCCCATGCGGTCTTAGCCTTGATCCTATTAAGAGTGCCTGCCCGCTCAACCCATCGCTCTGATTTGTTTTGGACGTACACCCCGGCGCGGATCGGCTCTACCAGTGCGGTCGTGACCTCGTACCAGAATCTGTCCGTCTGCTCGGAGGTGGGAGCTGCGTAGAGTACACGTTTGCCCTGAAGAAAAGCTTGCACAGCGAGTATGGCAATGCCGATTGTTTTGCCACCACGGCGACCGGCACGTATGATTTTGCGTTTTGCCGGCGAGTCGATAAACTCCTGTTGCCGTGCGTGAGGGCGGCGCAACACCACCTGCACCTCGGAGGGCATCGTGGCTACTGTCACTGGTTGCCCTCCGAGGCAGCATACACAACCCTGATAGTCACAGGTTTGGCAGGGTCTCCTGAAATCTCCTGCCGTTGCGTGGCACGCCCGATAGCCTGATCAACGAGGTATTTACAAGCATCGAGTTGTGCTGAGGTGAGTTGTATTTTCCCAGCAGCGTAGTCACGGATTCGACCAGCCGCCTGGGGCGCAGACTCGGCGATGATTGCCTCGGCTGCGGCACGGTGTACTGATTTAGGTTTACGACCTGCTTTAATCGTTGACATTACAGATACACGTCCAGTTGATTTACTATATCACAATTGTCAACCATGCCTCAAGCGGTTCCCCGTTCATTGCAGGAAACAAGGCCATCGTTAACACTGTTAACACCATCGTTAACATGTTAACGCTCGTCCAAAACCGTATCTGACGCAGCACAAAAAATGCGTAGTCAGATACGAGGTGGGGGTGGGAAACGTGGATGAAATCTAAAATACAGGTGTCGCCTCTGTCGTCGCGGCGCTTTGGCTGTAGGCCCGCGCTCGCGTCTACCGCTGTTTAGCGTATCACGGATTTTTCAAAAATCAATACCTGGTATTACGATGCTCATATCTGCGTGCACGGGAATTCGTATCTGGAAATATTCTGTCCAAATATCTCATTATTATGTTCAGTAACCTGTTGACACTGTATAGTGCATGCGCTATACTGTAGACAGTTGATGATATTGGAGGGATGACAAATGAATAAACAAATGATTAACACTATTGAGGATTG